TTTATGGATCTACTGACTATGATTGGGTCGTTTTGCTATGTAATAATATTGTCAATATTTATGACGAATGGCCATTATCCGAAGATCAGCTATTTAACGTAATTGAGAAAAGATATGGTAATCCTGATGGAGTCCACCATTATGAAACTAACGAAATACGCTCAAATGACATTCACCAGGATGAAGAGGTAATATCCGATAGAGGTGAAGTTGTTGTACCTGCAGGATTGCAAGTAAACGAAAATTGGTCATATACGGTTCAGGGAGTCACAGTAACAAATCCATCAATTCCCATAACCAACTATGAGTACGAAAAACAGATAAATGACTATAAAGGGTCTATATGGTTATTAAAACCTGCATACGTAGAAACCTTTACAGAAGAATTTAAACGATTATGCGAATATGAGCCACATGACGAAGTTGACGCTGGTGACGTAAAAATGACTTGGGGTTCTGTAGAAGAAATCTTCGTTACAGAGAAATCTGGATATAGTACAGTATATGGTAATACTGCTACAGTCGATTTTGCCTCTAATTCAGAATTAGTCAATAGAACCGTTACAGTAACTACACTGTCATCTGGTGAACAAGTTAGAACTGTAGATACATCAAATGTTGGTACTGTTAACTCATCTGGAGTTATCTCTGGTACTACAGATTCTAGCTCGACCTACAGCGAGTAAAAATACCCTGAATTTTTTTTCCGACTTATTGGGAATCAAAAGTCGAATTATATATCAGGATCATATAAAATATTTCCTACGATAGCACAGCGTCCGTCGCTCTGACTTGGGGGTACAAAATGGAATGTCTTAGCATGGAAGAAGCATAGCATACCATCCTCAATCTCAACTGCTTCACCCATCATGTCACTACTATTTCCTAGTTCATTAAAGAGAACTAGTGGAGTATCCTTGTCTGGTACCCTAACATAGTAACAGAATGACATGGAGTATGGGAAATGGTTGTGTGCTTTTACAGCATCCCCTTTGTTAAACTCTATACCCCAACACTCTGTTATCCTAAATCTTTTTGGATCAAACCCTAATAGAGTTGGATCATAGTCATCATCAGTACTACCCTGAGCAAAATGAAATGCTGCTTGAGGTAATACATCTTCTATCCAATTAAAAAGACGACTTAGGTCGTCTATTTTTTTCTCATGGAAATTAAATTCTGTTCTTGATGCACCACCCTTAGCAAGGTCAGTGACAACGTATTTCTTCACACTTTCATGAAGCTTAGGATTCATTTCCTTTGCTTCAGGATTCATATATGTTTGGTAAAGCATCAGTGATAGTATCTCCTCCGTCTATACCCTCTGCATGGTATTCTTACAGTCTCTTGCCACTTATTAACATATCCTGGCATCCATCCACCATGATAATCATGTCTGCCTGGAACATACTCTTCATGATATCTTATCTCATTACACCAACGACGAGTCTGTCCACCATAGTAATGATGATGGTGGTGGTAATGAGTGGGCGTATTTGCCCACTCTACCAACTCATCCCAAGTGATTGCCTTTGCACCTGTTGGTGCAGCAAGCATCAGTATAGGGAGAGCTAGCAACCACTTTTTCATCAGTCTTCCTCTGCTAATCGTGAGAAGTATGACAGATCAGGATCCTCATCTGTCTTTAATGATTCTACACTGTTTCCGAACCCTGCGGTAACCGTAGTGTTCTCTTCTACAACTGGCACAGGTGCTTCCAGTTCCTCATCACGTGTCTGTACACGTACCTTGTTCTTACCTAGAACTAAGTTTAATCTCTTCTCTAATACCTCGTAAGGTTTAAAGTTCTCAGCATTAGTAAACGCTGCAAGACTATACTCTTGGTTATAGATCTCCTCTAGTTTAGCATCTTCATAGTCACCTAAGACTGATGGTGATGCAAACTCAGAACGATCATAGTTCCAGTATCCATCTTGCTTGACAATCTTTAACTTAAAGTCAGCACCCTTCCAAAAATCGAATGGGTTGATGGGTTCCTCATCCTCAAACTGTGGCTTCATTGCCTCAACTAACTTGTCATGAATCTTCTTACCATACTTATAAAGGAAGACTCTTCCTTCATTCTCTGGGTGCAGAGGATCTTTAACGACCAAGATGTTACTGTAGTAAGAAAGCTTACGCTTCTGCTTACGAGCAACGTCCTTGTCTGAATCCAGACCACTGTTCCATAGGACTCGATTGAGTTCACCGACTGGATCATTCTGACCTACTGTGGTCAAACTGTTCTCGATGTACCAACCTCCTGGTCCTTGGAAAGCATGTGACCATACCTGTGCCCAAGGTAGTTCCTCTCCTGTTGGAGCAGGAAGGAAACGAATGACAGCATAACCGTTACCTGCCTTATCGACTTCTGGTTTCCAGAGTCGTTCGTCAGGACCGTTACCGCCACCCTTACTGTTCAGTTTCTCTAGTTCCTTTGTTAAACTAGCAATGGAAGACCTAGAGGACTTCTTAAGGGATGCAAATGACATTGTATTCTCCGTGTGATTTTGTATTTGGCTTGTTGACCATCATATGATGGCATACTATTTATGCTTTGTCAACACCCTCTAAATCCTTCTTCCAACATAGGAGCTTGTCCTCCATCGCCTGTAGGATATTTAAAAGGTTGTTGCCACCAGAATAGATCTGACTGACCTGATCGATGCGTTCCTTGACCTCTTTAACTGCTTCAGTCGAACCATCGTCATCATCTGTGACATAGTTGCTCATCAATTGGAGACGAGCATAAAATACTTTCTGCTTGGCAATCAACTCTAACGTTTTGTTGATATGTTCCAACTGTTGCACCTTGTCTAACTGGTTTAACTTGCTAGACATCTGGAGCAAATCATTATAAGTTGTCTGAAGATCATCTAGTTCGGCCTGTATCACTTCAGAACGGAAGAAATCTTCGTTCATAATGGTAAAACCCCTCTACTTGTGCGTTTGATACAATTTAATTGTTGTGCGTTAGCTTTGATCTTATCCTTCAGTGGTTTAGAGATCAGTTTGTTAACGACTTCTATCTCAATGTCGTAGTCATCACAGACAGTTGCGACTGCTTCTATGTAGTTTATGAGACCATTACTATTCTGTACGGTATGTTCTACCAAGGTACTAAACTTTGCCTGTGTCATAAAATTTTCCTCAAGCTCTTTCATTCTGTAATCACTCCATTAGTTACAGCTTCAGTTAGAAACTCCATCTGAAACTCTTTGATCCATTCACAGAGTGTGTCTATGTATGGTGCCTTGTCGTAGCGTTGTTCTACTTGTGTCTGACCATTCTCTGCAACAGATAAGGTCACAAGTTTCTTAACCTCTACACCAGTGCGTTCATAGTACATGTAAGCATACGCTGCTTCCTGTACAAAATACTTCTCCAACCATTCCACCTTCTTGATGTCCTTGGTTGTTTTAAAATCGATTATAGCAAGCTCGCCATCAAACTCAGCAATACAATCAACACGCCCACCAATGCGTAGATCATCAGAATAAAGAGGGGCTTCCAGCAAATGAATATTGTCAATACGATCAAGAACCTCACGAGAAAACCCAAAAAGGTACGAGGGAAGACCTTTGACTTCATTAACTTTCGTAGTTTCATTATTAAGATAGTACTCCACTATAGTATGGTACTGAGTGCCACGCCAAGATGATTCTCTACGAATCTTCTCTGCTTTAACCCAACCAACACGTTCCTCCCACTTTTTGATACCTTCTATAGATTGTTTACTAACAACAGTAGTAACAGAAGGATACCAGTGTCCTTTAGGTGACTTGTAGAATCTACGACCCTCAACATTCTGAGTAGGAAGTTCATCTAAAGTACCTGCAGGACCAACATGATTAAAGACTTTCATTAATTAAAACCTAGTTGATTTTTACTGATGAGGTACTCACGTACCAGACCAGAGCGTACGATGTCTCCAATACTAAACTCTACAGTCTGGAAGGATGGCATAGTCTGCAAGATCTTCATGAAGTCTAGCACACCTTGACGCTCTCCGTTCTTTTGTAAGTCGGTTTGTGAATAATCTCCAGAGAATATTATCCTACAATCCTGACCAACACGAGTGATGATGGAGTCAAGTTCATGGAAGTTTAGGTTCGAGAACTCATCTACTATTATAATAGCCCTGTCAAATGTTGTGCCACGTATGAACGAGGTAGACCAGAAACTTATAGTCTGCTGTGCTCTCAAGTTATCGTACAACATCTCGAACGATGGTTCATCAGGCATCTCGAACATGTATTTCACCATGTTCTTATAAGGTATCTGATATAGGTTTGACTTATCCTCATGGTCTCCAGGTAGGAAACCAATCTCTCTCGTGGGTACAAGAGAGCGAACCATATATATTTTCTCATATGGTGACGTTAAGTCAAGTACCTGTTCGAGTGCAAGGTACAAACTAATGAATGTCTTACCAGTACCAGCAGCACCATGAAGTACAAGGTTCCTACCATCCTTAAAGGAATCAAAAACCAACTTCTGATTGTCACCTATAGGCTCAATCGTTTTAAGTTGGTCTATATTGATAGGTTTTTTACGTCTCATGACCTTGGCAGTTTTAGGTGCAGGGGTCTTACGCTTCTTTACTGGCATAATTTAAGTAAATCTTGATAGATCAGCAGCAGGATGGTCATTCTGGATCTTCTGCATCACAGTTTTAAATCCATCTGATTGTTTAGGTAGTCCATAAGTTACCTTAGGTGCTTGGTTCCCGAAGTATCTTTCTAATTCAGGATGATCCTCCTTATATTTATCGAGGTCATGCATGGACATAACTACGTTCTCGATGATCTCACCTGTCTCTTTGTTTCTAAAATCATACGTTGGCATTGTCTTCTATCCATCGTGGTTGTCCTCTAACCATTACATTAAAGGAGAGTGTTATTCTATCCGATTCTGATTCATTTGGCAAGGTATGATGCCTAAGATCAGACGGAAACATACATAGCACTGACTCTATTGGTGGTAGAGTAAAGCTAGTAGAATTATATAGGTTCTGTTGGGAGAGCGTGGGTTCTACAACCATATGTTTAGGTTTCTCAAACACTAGGTTACCTGTGTCTCCTTGTAAGAATATATTACCTGAGTACATGCTGTTAGCATGATGATGAGGTACTGATGCTTGTCCCTTCTTATACTTGTTGATCCATGAGCATGTTATCTCAGGCCAATGCAGATCAGGATCAACCCCCATTGCACCAATAACATAGTCCAATACATGCTGAAAGACCCACCCCTCTAGGTCAGGGAATGAGTCCAACACATGCTGATCAACTGTACGATATCCGACACTCTCTATATTATATGGTGTGAACTCTAAAGACTCCCAATTAATCTTTGGAAAGTCTTTGTCCACACCTGTCACATAGATTGGTGAAGAGAATGCTGGTACTACTTCTGCCATCAATCAATACGTAGGCAAGGTTGCATATCATTCCAGTAATCATCTTCCTTACAGTCACACTCTTCACACCACCCCAATGCCTCTGCTACTGTTGGGAACTGACATATAAAATGTCTCTTAATAGTATTAGCAATGTCCATGTGCTCCTTCTGAGTACCATTAGCAGAGCGTAGGTCTATGTAATGAATCCAACTACGTACACTACCTGTCATGTATAACCTAGTAGGTGTCGCTAGTGGTAGTACAAACCTAGCACACTCCTTAGCGATACCATCATTAAGCATCTGCTGATAGAGATCCATGCCATGTCTGAAGTGATCTGCCATGAGTATCTCATACTTATTGACCATCTTAGGATCAAGATCATTGATACTATTCTGACGGTTCTTAGTGTCCTGTCTCCTTAGTTCTGGTAGTGGTATCTCATCTGCTAATAGAGATGAGTCAGCATACCTCTGACTGAACTCTTGATATGTGAACGACCTGTGTCTCAGTATCTGTGCAGCAAGTCCACGTGTTGTATTGATCTCAACAGTCATGTGTGCTTGCTCAAAGATAGACCAATGTCCATGCTTGATACAATACTTTAAAAGACCAGCGACCTTCTCGTTGTCCTGGTTCTTTGGGTTAGATACTCTTGCGATGTATCCTATAGTCCTCTCAGCATCTGGAGTGACGGAAATTACACATACTTTTGTCATTTCAGGGTCTTAACAAGTACATAAAGTGCTAAAGAATAGACGTACCCTATAGTAGGTAGTCCGAAGAGTGCTGGCATCACTACATTCCATGCTGCCCACACTACAAAAGGTCCAAATATTATACCCAAGATTGCAGTAGCAGCTTGTGCTCCAAGAATCTTAGACTCCTTGTCAATCTCATCCTTCTTACCTTTTGTAAAATCATATATCGAATTCATTTTTTCTTTTTGGGTTTCTGTTTCTCCTCTACTTTGCGTTGATTGTTCCATTGATTCACTGGTACACGACCATTAGTCTGTTTCCAACCTTGCAACCCCTCCTTGTAGAGGTCCCAGTAGTGATCAAAGATCTCTACAGTTCCTTTACTACCAGCGAGTACAATGTCACGACAAACTTTATCCTCCTTCACATATGATACCACATATGAATGGACTGGTAGTTTCTTATCTGCTAC